ATGCTACGATCTCGCCGTGAGCGTTTTGCTTCGGCTGAGCATCGAGTGCATTGCGTAGCAGATCGGGAGCGAGAACCAAGCGGTCGAAGTCCTCGGTGAACTCAGCGAGGTGCTTTGAGCGGTAGAGCGGATGTGATTCGCCATACTTGATTCTGTCCAGTTCCCGCTTCTCCGCGCTGATATGTGCGCAATCGGTCGATGGCACCCGGATCGTCTTGTAGAGGCTGGAGTTCTTGTGGAATGAGTCGTAGAACTGACCGCGCGGCGCTCCAGGTGACGAGACCCAAAGTTCCATTTTCCGCGTGCATCGGTCGAACGCTTCGAAGATCGAGTCGGGAACGGTTTTGGCTTCGTCAATGATGAGGAATACAGGGTCAACATCGCCTCCGATCTTCGGGTGATGCCCTTCGGCTCTCCCCGGGTTGTCAGTCGAGAATCCGAACGCGTAGCCGCCCTCAGGCGTGCGCAATTCTTCCGACATGAAGCGCCAGTGCGGGAAGCGGTGCTGATACACCTTGACCGCGCCCCAAAGTTGCTTCTCGATCTGCATCCACGAGCCGCTGGTGAAGATGCACTGACCGCGCGGGAACTCATGCAGGAACCACAGCACGAGCGGCGCCACAAGTCGCGCAGTCTTGCCGCTGCCGTTCGCCGCGACCACGCTGGTCGGTTGTTCCATCGCGACCGACTCCATGGCTTCGCATTGCCAGAGGTATGGTGTGATGCCAAGAACTCGGACGCAGAACTCGGTCGGGCTCATTTCTTGGCGTTTGCCCGTGCGATTTCAACGAGGGCAGAAAGGTTCTTGTCCTGCTCAGTGGATAGTGGAAGCTGCATCACCGGCGTGCCGTCTGGACCGCTGATCTCTTGCTTGTCAGCCTGTCCGAGCATGTTTTTGCCGAGGAAAATGAGCATCGTGACATTGCCAGCGAGCGCCACCTCGATCTGTTTTTTCCGCAATCTCGTTTTGCCGTTTTCGCGTCCTTTCGTGATTTGTTCCGCAAAATTGCGTTCCAGCGTGTCCACCGAGCAGTTGCACGCTGCTGCGATTTCCTTCATGCTGCACCCTATGGAAGCGAGCTGCTCAACGAGTCGAGGATCGACGTTCGCCTTTGGTCTGCCTACTTTCGCTGGTTCAGCATCGATTGGTTTCTTTTTGCTGCTCATGATTCATATGATTCTATTGCGGAGCCTTCCTGCTGCGCTTTGAGTTCGTCGTATGTTTTGCCGCTGGCTTCATGGATCGCCTGCTTGCCTGTGAAGTCCTGCCAGCGTTTGACGATAACGTCAGCGAACTTTGGATCAAATTCCATGATATATCCATTAACTCCATGTTTTTCAGCTGCGATAAGCGTTGAGCCAGAGCCACCGAAGAAATCTGCAATGGAATTCGATGCAAGATTGAATCTTTTGATGATCCATTCCATCAACTCAACTGGCTTCTGGGTTGGATGAACTCTGTTTGTTTTTTCGCTCGCCATTGTGAATTTGCGTACAACGCTCCTGAAATTAGCCCAAGCAAGCTCGCAATCGGTCTGATCGCTTCCTCCGTTGTTTTTATCCCAGACTAGCCAGCATTCACTGTCGGGTAGAACAGATGAATAGTAATTGGCTCCCCACCAAATTTGTTTCGCTTTTGGAAACAGGCTGTGAATAAGTCGAAAAGCGTCTTTTGCTACATCTGGCGAGTCATCTCCCAAGATGTCTGTTCCGTAGTTTTTCTTAAGAACAGATGATTTGCTGACAGCGTTCATCCCATAAGGAGGATCAGTATGTATCAAATCTGGTATATTCCCATCCATCAATTTCTCTACTGCGTCGATGCTCGTTGAGTCCCCGCACATCAGCCGATGATTTCCCATAGTCCACACGTCGCCAAGAACCGTAACAGGCTGCGCTGGAGGCTCTGGCACGTCGTCTGGATCTGTTTCGCCTTCGACCGTTTCCGCGAGCAAGTCATCAAGCTCCTTGTCATCGAATCCGAGAAGCGATAAATCGAAGTCCTCGTCCTTCAGCTGTGAAAGCTCCAGTGAGAGCATTTCCTCATCCCAGCCGCTGTTGAGTGCCAGCTTGTTGTCAGCGATGACGTAAGCCTTGCGCTGCGTCTCTGTGAGGTGATCCAAACGAATGCAGGGAACGTCTTTCAGTCCGAGCTTCTGCGCTGCCATTATGCGACCGTGACCGGCAATGATTCCGTTCTCCGCGTCGATCAGCACGGGATTGGTGAATCCGAACTCTCGGATCGAACCTGCGATCTGTACCACCTGTGCCTCGCTGTGGGTTCTGCTGTTGCGTGCGTAGGGAATCAATTTCCCTGTTTCTATCTGCTCTATTTTCGGGTTCTTCTTCATGACGTAGTTTTCGATTGACGTGTTTTTCTCTGTTGGTAAAATCTTGGTTGTCACATTCTCAGCGCCTGTTTGAGCGCGTCGAGTGTGGGTTTGCCGTCTCGACCGATTGCTTGCGGTCCGAGCCTGTCGGTAATCGTTTTGCGTGCTTCGTTTGCCAGTTCGGGCGTGAGGTCATCGATGTTTGCATCGACGCCAGCGTTGAATTGCTTTCCTAGGTCAACGCCGAATTGCGCGACGTTCGGAGCTTTGACCCGTTCGCCTTTTCTGACCAGCTTTCGGCGCTCGGCTTCGGCACGTTTGACCGGCTCCTGAATCATGTAGGAATTGAAGCCGAATGGTCCCCATGGCACGTCGAAGCCGCCAATGTCTGCTGCGTTCTGAAATTGCCAATAGGCGAAGTCATCCCATCGTCTCACGTCACCTTCAGCCTCAACATGTCGCTGCCGCTTGATGCGCGCTCCCGGGCGCCGGACGAAGCGTGCCGCGGGATTCAGATTGAGCCAGTCCTCGTTGCGCATTCTGCCCTGCCATTGCGCGAAGGTTGACGCTTGCTCCAGATTCGTGTTGTAGATCAGTTGTAAGCGAGCGTTTGAAACAACGTTCGTGATCTTGGTGTCCTTGTAGTCGGCGGGCGTCGCCAGTCCTTCCTGAATGAGAAACTCCGCGGAACGCTCGCGGAACTTGGCGAGTCCGGTCTCTTTGTAGGCTGTCACGATCTCCCCCGTATTTACGTCCACAATCTCCTCTGTGGCGTCCGCTTGCCAATCCAGCAACATGTTCCGCATCTTGTTGAGAACGCGCGCTGAGGTCACTGTGGCGCTGAAAAACGAACGATTGCGGATTGCCGGTGCCATCGCTGACCACTCACGCCAACGAAACCACGAAGGCGTCACTTTGCGCCGTGAAAGATTTTCGATTGCTTGGAGGAATGCGTTCATTTCGTAGCACTGTTGAGTTCGGCGATTGCACGCTTGCCTGCTGCGGTCAGGTGGTATGTCGAAGGTCTGCCAGTTTGCTTTGTGATTAAGCCCTTTTGCATTAACACCCACAGGTTGTTGTTCACGCAGACGAGTCCGACCTTTGCATGGTTTGCAATCTCACGCATGGTCCGACCGTCGGCGATGACGAAGATACGAGCTTCACCCATGCCGATGCCGAGGCTGTAAAGTTTGCTGACGATGCAATGAACCGTGGTAGTGGTCACGGAATCAACATACAACAATCTGAGCGCTTGGCAAGCGTCAAATGTTGCGAGTTCGCCCCTAGCCTCGCGCCTGAACATTGCGAGGTCTAGAGGCATTAGTTCCCATCAGTCACTCGACTGGGAGAGTGTTAGCGCGGTCTTAACCGCATCGTATGCTTTGACCATGGCGCGAGCCTGTTCGATCTTTTGGCAATTGCGCCTAACTGTGGCGTGATCCGTGCTGAAAACTAATGCGATCCGAGAGTAAATCCAGCCTCGGTCGCGCATGATTGCCTGCACGACTGCACGAGCGTCCGCAACTTCTTGCACTCGGCTTTTGCTGGTAATTTCGTCTTGGTCAACGTCCATTTCTGCCGCTACGATTTCGATAATGTCTGAGATTTTCATGGGTTTGATTTCACAAAAACTCCGTCAATCATTTTCCCAGAGCGCTTAGAGATTGTATCGTAAGCCATCTGGAGGCATTCTTTCAGAGTAAAACCATACATCTCACATACGCCAATCAAGGTCACTACGGTGTCTCCAATGCCATCTTTGATTTCATTAAGCTTAAATTCCTCCGTGCCACCTTCCGCGTATTCGTGGCGAATGACCGCATCTCGCGTCTCTGTTAGTTCTTCCTGGGTCTTTTCGAGTTGTTTCAGCGGATTGCTATTGGCAATGATACCCTTGTCGTGGAACCATTGGCGTGTTTTTTCGATTAGTTCGTTCATATTTATTGTTGATTTGGTTTTTGTTGTTCGCGGGATTATTCATGATCCCTCATTTCGGAGTATGGCACCTTGCGGAGCAAGAAGGCGTCTGGCATGTGCAGGAATGTTTCGGTTTTAGTAACCCACGGGTGGCAGGATTGGAAGATCATCGTTGATATTGCCAGCCATAGAAGTGCCGCGACGATGAACCCGTAGAACACGCCTTTGCCGAAGGACAAAACTGCGTCAATAAGTTGCTTTTTTGTTATTTCTATTGTCATCATTTGTTTTCATTGTTTTTGTTTGTGTCGCTTCCTCATGCCTTCCCACGATACTTCGTAGGCTCTCTCCCATGCGGGGTTCCGATTGGCTAGCAATACCCACCAAATGCTCCTGCGCTTGCGGAAAAGGTGCGAGATCCGCGCTTGCTTTTGTTTGTTAGTCATCGCCGCCTCCTTTCCACGCAAGCGCATCCTGCCATGCAGCGCGGTAACAATCGAGACGGCTCCAACGAAAGCCATTGCCGTTTTGGATGTGAGCATGATACGCGATCTCGCAAGCATCATCGATCATTTTGCTGGTGTCAGCAATATCATAGAGGATTACCATTTCGGTATCGTCACCGACAAGGTCACCATGCTGCGCTAGAACGTCCGCTAGTGGCTCGCTCTGTGGCTCAACCCACTCTAGCAAGCTGTCTTGCCAGTCGGTTGCGTATGGCGGGTGGTCTAAATAAAAATCGTCTTCGTCATTACTAATCCAGAAACATTGCGCGGTTGATGCAATCGGCTTTCCGTTGAAATGATAAATATCCTGATTCCGATCCTGCGCAATATACCTTGGTAATTCAATCCCCGCCGCTTTGCAGGCTGCGAGCAGGGAGTCCGATAGTTCTTTTGTCATGTTCATAGTCTTGAAATTTGGTATTTGATGAAATCCATCTGCAAATAAAGTCCGCAGATCTCGGCTTGCTTCCGCTGAATGTTGCTGCGCTCGTCCACCGGGAAGTTCGAATACTCTGGTCGCTCGATTAGAGCCTCCAGCTTGTCACATTGTGCCAGCAGCTCAGCCTCCAGCGCGATGGCTAGTTCTAGTGCGCGCTCACTCATGTAATTCTCCTTTCAAGGCTGCTAGAGCTTTGTCCAATCCCTCAGCCAACTCATCCCGCTGCTTCGTGACCTCGGCAAGATCACGTTCGAGCTTCTGAGCGTCCTGAATCGGCACCATGTATTCGCCGGAGAAAGCCATGCGCGTGGCGGCGTCTGTGCGCGGTGTGTCACTCACTGGTCACCTCCTTTCTCACCGTATGCGCTGCCTTTCGTGCCGTATGCGCTGCCTTTCGCGTCCGAGCCGTCGAGGTCGGTCGCTGGCAGGTCGAAGCCGGTGTCCTCGCGGTAGAGTTGGATGAGAACTCTCAGCCAGAGAGCTGCGTTGATGACTGCGATCAGGATCGCGATGATGCCGACCGTGAGTATAATGGTGTCTGTTGTGTCTAGTTTCATTGTTCTGTGTTTTCTTTTGAGAGTTCTTCAATCTTGCCCGTAAGCCAGCCGAG